TTCTTGAGGCAACAGCAGATTGTTGGAAAAAGTTTGGTATTGAGAACTTCTGTGGTGACAGTGTTGACAGAGAAAGAGTTCGTGATATTATGATTGACAAGTTTGGATTGGAGTGGAAATAATGGGATTACTAGTAAACATTTATAAGACTGAAGGTCGTGATTGCACAAATGGTGGTGTTTCTTCTAAGTGGAATATCAAAGGACTTTGTTTGACAAATGTGGATGGGCCTTTCGATCCATCTGAAGATTACCCTGCCGCAAAACTGGTAAAACAGACTTTCGGTTTCGGTTCTTCTGTGAAAGTTATTCCAGAGGAAGCAGAGGGTAAACAGACTATGATGGGTGGTAACTATGCCGCAACATCTGATTCACGGTTTAGTGATAAAATCGAAGAGATGTTAGGTGTTCACTTTTATGGTGCTGTTCCTATCCATGATAGGGTAGAGTAAAAAAAGTGAAAAAGTGCTTGACTTGTTGTGAAAACAATGGTATTATGTAATAGAAAGATGAGGAGTGATTCGATATGACATATGTGATGGAACAAGAACTTGTTGATTATATTAACGCTCAACGTGCTGAGGCAGAAGAGTTTTCTAAACAGCCTGGTTGTTGGATGGGTTCGATGGTAGAACCATCTGATTTGGAATATTGGAGTCAACGTGCTCCTTGTGGAACTCTAAAGGGGTTCCAACGTATTGAACTTGAAGAGGATGCATACTATTGTATCGCAGATGCATACAGCAAGTCGTATGCCCGTTCTTTTGATTTTGCATCTATGACAGATGCAGAGTTGGATGAAGTCATCAAGGATGCTTGTGACTCAATGGAACGTGAACGTAAGTGGGAAGAACAAATGGAAAGGGAAGCGATTGAGGAAGAATCAAATCTTGCAAAGTCGCTGGGGATTGATATCCCTACATTACAACGGTGGATAAAGGAGGCCGCATAATGAATGATGTTTTACATGATATTGAGGTTTTGGAAAACCTCGTGATTGCAATGAATGAGGGTGCTTCTGATGAGAAGTATGCTGCTCTCTACGCTGTCGAGAAACTTCTTTTAGAAAAGAAGGATTTGTTTCGGAAGTTTGAATCTGATATGAAAAAGGAGTTTGTTGGTGATACGCAAGAAGCAATTGCAGCGTGAATTCGTCATTGATTTAACTGGCCCAGAGGGTAATGCATTTGCCCTCATTGCCCATGCCGGTGGACTGTCAAAACAACTAGGATTTGATGGTGAACAAATTATCACCGAAATGAAGTCTGGTGACTATGAAAACCTTGTTGAAGTCTTTGATAAATACTTTGGCGATTATGTTATCCTAGAAAGGTAAATCAATGACTGCAATCGAACATGCTATTTTGGCTACAAGCATTCTTGCCTTCTTCTACTATTTTGGAAGATGGCAGGGCAAAAAAGAAAAGGTTGAGGATATTATTGAACACACTCTTAATACCTTAGAAAAGGGTAATTTTGTCAGAGTAAAAACTTGTGAAAAAAGTGGAGAAAAAGAATTAATACCTCTTGACAAAGTTGTTTAGATTTGGTATTATAATAAGTAATGTGAGTTGATTCGTGTGAAAGGTTTGTTATGAAATGAAATATGAAACAATTGAAGAAGCGATTGGTGCGGCAAAAGTAATGTGTGCTGTACTAGAAACTGTTGTCAAAATCACAGCTTGTAAAGATGGATATGAACTATTTGGAACAGGTGATTTTGTCATGGAAGTAACGGAGTAATTATGAAAAAAAGTTTAATGACAATTGGGATGGTACTTATGTCTACCTCTGCAATGGCAGAGACAGTACAAGATTTCAATAAAACGGTTGTTAATCGTGTTCCATACAATGTTGAGGTTTGTACAAACCGAGCAGTGAGTGGAGACAAAACTGGTGATACACTTAAAGGTGCTATTATCGGAGGTATCATTGGTAACAATGTCACTAAGAATGTAGACAACGGCGCTGCTGTTGGTGCGTTACTTGGTGGTATTATTGGACACAACAGTTCCAATGCCACTGGTGGAATGCAACGAGTGTGTGAAATTCAAACTCGTTATAATGAGGAAATCATAGAAGTATACTCTCACAGTGTGGTAACTTTTTATCACAATGGCCGTCAGTATTCTCTAAGATTTCAGAAGTAAATAGTTGAGTTATCTGCCCTTAGCTCAGCTGGATAGAGCAACAGCCTTCTAAGCTGTGGGTCGGGAGTTCGAATCTCTCAGGGCAGGCCAATTATTATTGAGGAAATGATGTATAAAAGGAAAAATGTAAAGAACGACAAACCAGAAGGACTTACTGTTGAAGTAAGGAATGGGGATGTTAATGGTGCTTTGCGTGTTCTTAAAAAGAAATTAATCAGAGAAGGTTTGTTTCAAGAACTACGAGAGCGTTCTTTCTATGAAAGTAGAGGAACAAAACGCAGAAAGGCGAAAGCGGCTGCGACTCGTAGATATAAACGTAAGATGGAAAAACGCAAAGAAGAACTTGGTTACTAGAGGTGAACTATGCCACGCAACATGCGAGTTGAAAATGACTCAACCCTACCTAAACAACGAAAAAGACGCAAACCTATGTCTGAAGAACAGAAGAAGGCAGCTGCGGAGCGTCTTGCAAAGGCACGAGAAAAACGACTAAAAGAAAACCCCCCAGAATATAAGTCTATTCATCCAGAAGTATTGAAATTAGGTGATGACCATGTATGGAGTCATATTAACGTCAAGAAGTGGATTAAGACACAGAAAGACCTTTTGAAATCTGAACGTGCAAATGTTCGTGCAAATGTTAAGGGTGCGTCTGCAAAGGCCTCTCAACACGAAGGATACATTCGCAATATGGAACGATATCTACGAGATGGTGTTTGGTTGGATTTGTTTTGGGGTGAGTATCAACAGAATAAATGTAAAACGGTTTGTCTGGTTATGGCATATAATCCAGACGGTACACCCAAAAGAAACGTAGGAACATGGTATCCAGACATAAGTTGTGAATGGACACGAGAGATGGAAGAGGAATGCCGTGGTGGGAGAAAATAAAAAACCAGAAGGGAAAGTAATTCAATTCCCCAAAAACAAAATGTCTAAATCAGGCATTAAGATTGATAACAAAGCACATGAGATTCGTGAGAATATTATTTTTACAGAAAATCTCTGTGAAGCTCTTGTGGTAAACATGATACATAATATGTCAGAAAACGGCATGAATGTGGATTCAGAAAACTTTATTAGAGATACATCTTTTCTAATTGATTTGGTTAAATCGACAATCTATAGAGATTTGGGTATGGTACATCCTATGCAAGAGTTTGTTGATATGGTAACAAGTGTATCAAAAGATGGTAATGATATATCGTATGGAGTTGATTTGGAGTTTATATCAGAACTCACAAAAGAAATAGATGATGAAGATACTACAGAATAACGCTGGTTTAGCTCAGTTGGTAGAGCAGTTGATTTGTAATCATCAGGCCGGGAGTTCGAGCCTCTCAACCAGCACCATTCTAAAAATCTATTGACAACTAGTTCTTTTTAGAGTACTATATAATAATATGAAAAAGGTGAATATATGATATTAGTTGATATGAACCAAGTCACAATCAGCAATCTTATGATGCAGATTGGTTCTAAAAGAAAAAATGATGTAGATGAAAATCTAGTTCGTCATATGGTTTTGAACTCACTTAGAATGTATCGTTCTAGGTTTAGTGAAGAATATGGAGAACTTGTTCTTTGTTACGACAGCAAAAAGTATTGGAGAAGAGACTACTTCCCCAATTACAAGTCTAATCGTAAGAAGGATAGAGAGTCATCAGGATTAGATTGGAATCTAATCTTTGAAACACTCAACAACATTCGTGACGAAATCAGAGATAATTTCCCATACAAAGTTCTAGAAGTAGAAGGTGCAGAAGCTGACGATTGTATTGCTGCAATTGTTGAACATATTTCAGTAACACCTAATGAATTTGAAAAGGTGTTGGTACTATCTGGTGATAAAGACTTCATTCAGTTGCAAAAACACAACTTTGTGAAACAATACTCACCAGTACTAAAGAAGTTTGTCAATGGACAAGATCCTCGCATATATATTAAAGAACATATATTGAAGGGTGATCGAAGTGATGGTATTCCAAACTTCTTGTCATCAGACAATACGTTTGTTGAAGAACTGAGACAGAAACCTATTGCAAAGAAAAAACTGGAAACATGGGTAGACCTTGAACCAGAGGACTTTTGCACAGAAGATATGTTGAGGAATTATCAACGTAACAAAACTTTGATTGATTTGGATTGTATTCCAAGTGACTTGAAGGTGACTATTCTGGAAGAGTATCAGAAGCCACCAAAAGGTGAAAGATCAAAATTACTAAATTATTTTATACAAAAAAGATTGAAAAATCTTATGAATGACATTGGAGATTTTTAATATGGCAGTACAATCAACGTACACCCCTCTACTTTCTGAAATTCTAAAGAAAGTACATAATGCAAAGACTAAAGACAAGAAGATTGAAATTCTAAAAGAGAATGACCATGATTCTCTACGCATGATTATCAAATCTTCTTTTGATCCAAAAATTGAATGGTTGATTCCAGAAGGAAATGTACCATACAAAGAGAATGATGCAGAAGAAGGAACTGAGCATACAGTCCTAAGGCGAGAAGCAAAAAAACTTTATCGTTTTGTAAAGGGTGGTGATACCACACTACCTCAGTTTAAACGTGAAGATATTTTTATTCAGTTGCTTGAAGGATTGCATAAATCTGAAGCTCAATTGTTAATTGATGCTAAAGATAAAAAACTACACCAAGTGTATAAAGGACTATCAGAAAATGTAGTCAAAGAAGCGTTCGATTGGAACGATGAATTTCAAAGGAATAACTGAATGAAAGAAAACTACGATCACTGTTTGGAGATGATTCTACACCACGAAGGCGGTTATGTGAATCATCCTAAAGACCCTGGCGGCGAAACTAATCTCGGCGTTACTAAAAGGGTGTGGGAAGAGCATGGTGGCGAGAAAGACATGAAAGACTTAACGGTTGAAGATGTCGCCCCCATCTACAAGAAATCATATTGGGATAGAGTGAAGGGTGACAATCTGCCATCTGGACTTGACCTTTGTGTTTTTGATTTTGGTGTGAATGCTGGCACAGGTAGGGCAGCGAAATATTTACAAAGAATGATTGGTACTACTGTTGATGGCGGTATTGGGCCCAACACTCTTAAAGCGCTTGAAGCATATGTACAAGTTGAAGGACTTGCTGCAACCATTGATACATATCAAGCGAATCGCCAAGAGTACTATGAGAAACTATCAACCTTTGAAACATTCGGAAGAGGATGGACTCGTAGAGTTAAAGAAACTACAGAAGCTGCACATAAACTTCTGTAAATCTCTTGACTTTGTAGTAACTTAGTGTTACTATAAGAACATGGTAGGAATAACGACTTCACTCTCTCAACTCTCTCTCATGACCTAGTTGTTCCTACCATACCTAAGCGGGTGTCGTATAATGGCATTACCTTAGATTTCCAATCTAATGACAGGGGTTCGATTCCCTTCACCCGCTCCAAATTATTTCATAAACCCTTGATTCTTCAAGGGTTTTTTTTGTAAAAAAGTGCTTGACTTGTTGTTATAACAATGGTATGATCTATATGTAAGTTGAGAAAAGGGTGTTCTATGAACTATATTGAAGTTACTGGTGGAAACAAGTTTCAGCGAGAGATTGCTGAGAAAGTTGTCTATGAGATGATTTCTGCATTGATGCCTCGTGTTCGTACTTTGGATATCAATATTGAAATCAAGAAGTTTACTGGTGATACAGTAGGCTGGTGTTTAATGGGTGATACCCATAAAGAGTTTGAAATTGAGGTAAGTAAAGACCTTTCTTTGAAAGATTTTGTAACTACCATTTGTCACGAGATGGTTCATGTCAAACAGTACTATCGTAAAGAGATGGATGGTGAATCTATGCGTTGGAAGAAAAAAGTTCTTCCAGAAAACACCAACTACTATGAATTGCCTTGGGAAAAAGAGGCCTATCGGATGCAAGATAAACTGGCACAGTTAGTGTGGGATGCAGATGTTCTCTGAAGAAATAAGAAACAGAATAAAACTGTCAGTTGCTGCTTATGCTTATGAGTATCTAGGTGATAGTATTATGTCAGACCATGAGTTTGATGAGTTGAGTTTACAGATAAACCCCAATGAAGAAACTGGTAATAAAAAAATGGATAAGTTCTTCAAAAAACATTTTGCCCCCCATACAGGCATGTGGATTAGAAACCATCCAGAAATTAAAAGACTAGATGAACTGTATAACAAATATTACAAAAAGTCTTGACAACTAGCGAATCATTTGTTATAATAACTATGTAAGATGAGAAAAGAGGTTATATTATGAAAGTTGCAGTTATTCACACAGCGTTTGAAGATTCACCACGCACTGTTGCGTTTGTGGAAGTTGGTGAACGAATCGGTACAGAAGCTCTAGAGTATGCGTATCGTTGGACACAAAACATATTTGATAGTTGGTCACTGAAGATGCCTGAAGATGGTAATGATGATGTTACTGTTATGGGTGAGATTGTTGA